CCCAGAAGCTGGATCCGACTCCGTCGTACGAAGATACTGTGACGATCAAACTTACTCCTGAAATGCAGGAAGAGTACAAACAGAACATAGAAACATATCTCAGCAGCAAGCAGGAAGAATTGAATTCTCTGACATTCGCTTCGGTTGAATCTCTTGAGTCCATCCTCGGCGAGAAAGCCGGATCGGCACTTATTGCACAGGTTCAGACTTGGGCAGCCGATGATTCTACGGATATGAGTACATTGTCTTCTTCCCTTACATCTTTGGTAGAGGATGCGCTGACAGATGGTGTTCTGGATGTAGAGGAACAGGCAGCTATAGATATTCTACAAACAAAGATCAATAACATTGTTTCCGGATGGAAAGAAGCACAGGCTGATGCAGAGTGGCAAACACTTGAAATGAAGTGGTCCGGGAAAGATCTGACACCAACGTCATTCACAAGCCTTATTGAGGAAGCGAGAAGTCAGAGAGAAGCGGCCATCGAAGCGCTTGACGCTGATACAACGGAGATGAATGCTGTATTCAATGGTTGGCTGAACTCAAGGAAGATAGACGAACCACAGCGACAGCAGATTGGTGATTTGTGGGCGCTCAACTATAAAAATACAACAGGAGAAGCACTTGGCCGGGAACTTACATTTGCTTCAAATTCAATACAGGATGCCTATGGTGACTTGATTTCGGAAAATCTGCAGAGGATTCAAAATCTTGGTGGCGGCGATGTATTGAACAGATTGAATTCGGCCGCAGAATCAAATGATTGGTACAATGTTATATCCAATATGGATTTGAACAACTCCAGGAATTTTTTGAGTATGAACGGAGGGCAGGACAGGAAAGCTGCTCTGCAGATGTACGAATCTATGAAACCGGATGTAACGGAAATGCAGAACCTGATAGACAGCTATAGAGAAGCAGGCAGCGAGATTCCGAAAGCTCTTATGGATTCATATAATCAGGCAATCGAGATTGGCGCTGCGGCAGGCGATACGGATGCGGCGTGGCAGAATTATGCCAACAGCATCATGGAATCTGGAAATGAACAGCTGATAGATGCAATTTCAAATCCGGACAATCCTATGTATGGAACTTTGCGCGACCAGATGGCGCCTGAACTCGTGGATGCGATTGACAGGGCTCTGTATGCGGCTGAAAACACAACAGAGAGCGCAGATCTGTCTGAACTGTTCAATACGATTTTGGGTCTGGATGATCCGAATGCCGAAATTGACCTCGCAAAACTTTCAGAGTTGTGTGAGAAATATGGCCTGGATATTTCGGAATATCTGGCTGAAAAAGGGATTGATGTTGACGGATCTGATACAAAAATCAATTTGAATGACTTTGATCCGGTGGAAGCTGCAGAGTATTCTGGGTTGAAATTCACTGGAGAAACTACGGAACTTCCGGGAGGAAATCTTGCGCTTCGATATGAAGTGCTGACCGGAGATACACTGTCTGGAATTGCAGAAAAAACAGGAGTTGCGCTGGATGAATTAAAGGCTGCAAATCAGCAGCTCTTTGACGAGCGCGGAACCTGGGATTTGATCTATGAAGGTGACTTGATCTGGATGCCACAGGTCGAAGCTGACACTTCGAGCATAGCAGAGGAGACAGGAGCAGCTGCAGAGCAGGCCCAGCAGGAGGCACAGGCGGCGGCAGATGCAGCAAATACTGATGCCACAGTGCAGGGAACCGTTAATGCGGAGTACACTGCAGGAGAAGTTACCGGTGCGGAGGAGACCGCAGCAGAATTGGCCAAGACAGCACAGGATGATGCAGACGCACAAACACCGGATCCGGTTACGCAGAACATTCCTGCTTCAATCGTAATCGAGCTGCAAAGCCTGGATGATGCAGCACTAACCGAAGGAATCAACGGGGCATTGAAAGATCAGGAAGCTATACCTGTAGACGTGCCGGCAGATGTTACATTGATTGCCGGAACGATTGATACAGAGGCCGCCATATCTGCGGCAACCACACAGACGCAAACAGATCTGAAAACAGCTTTCGAGACGGCATTTCCGGCGGATGGAAATGTCACGGTGACACTTACTGAAACCAACAATGTGCCTGCAATTTATAGTGAGGTAGGTAATGCAATCACCAATGCTTTTGATGCTGGATATTCAGCATCCGCATCGGTGGCGGTTACATTGACCGCAAATTACAACCTGGCTAATCCGGTGTCTACCCTCACATTTTCCGGCGGAGCTACCGGTTCCTCTACGATCAGTGCTTCACTTCATGCGGATGGCGGTTATTTTGACCAGCCGCATCTTGGAGTTGTCGCGGAGGCCGGAGGGGAGTATATCATCCCGATTGATGGTTCCGACAGATCCAGAGATATGGTAGCAGATGCAGGAAGAATGCTTGGAATGAGCACTCAGGCGGCCGGAAGTATGCAGCCAATCAACACAACGCCAGAAACTGGCCAGGCGGTTGGAGGAAAGTCGTCTGAACGAACGATTAACCTTAACCTGAACGGAAATGGAAGCATGAAGATCAGCGGAAGTGGAACGTCCAAAGAAAAGATTGTTGAGGTAATGCTTGAAAATCTGCGAGAAGTATTTATGTCGATCGTAGAGCAGGAAATCTTAGAGGAAGGAGTTGGTTCGTACGAGTACTAAGTATGCTCTTTGGCTTAACTATGATAATGACAAGAAGCAGTATCGGCTTCCGGTTAACCCAGAGAAAATCAAACTGAAAGTAAGCGGTAAAACAACAACTTCCGATATTGATAAGCTCGGCACATTGCTCCACAAGGGCAAGCGTGATGCCATTCAGGTGTCATGGTCGAGCTTTTTTCCTGCAAGATACGGCAGCTATTGCGCCTGTACAAGTAAAGAGTTTAAAAAAGCGGCTGTAATGCACAAATGGATACTTGCGTTGATGGAGGCCGCTAATCCGGTACATTTTGTACTGACAGGCGGTCCTTTTGCACTGAATATCTACGCTGTGATAACCAGCTATTCTCCGGAGGAAGATGGCGGGGATCCGGGCACGATTCAGTATTCGATCGAACTGAAAGAATACAGGAGCGTAAAAGTAACCAAATACAAGAAGACCGCTGCGGCCAAGAAGACCACAACATCAACGGCAAAGAACAGAGTAACCAACACAGTAAAAACTAAGACTTACACGGTCAAACAGGGTGACTGTTTGTGGAATATCGCTATCAAGTATTATGGCAAAGGAAAAGGAGCTCAATATGTAAAAATTTACAATGCTAATAAGACTGCTATAGAAAAGGATGCGAAAAAACATGGGTTCAGCAGCAGTAACAATGGAAACCGTATCTGGCCAGGCTTAAAACTGACCATACCATAAGGAGGGAAATGCATGTACAACCTACAATTTCTGGTTGGAAAAGGGAATACATTTTACGATTATTCCGAGCTTGTCACCTCCTGTACGGTATCTGGAAGAAAAGGGGCGGCACCGAGAAGCATTTCCGTTACGCTTTTCGACGATGAAGGATATGCAATGCAGAGGGCATCTGTAGATGTCTCGAAGGGGCAAACGTGTGTCCTAAAGCTGAATGGATCTGAGATTTTCCGGGGCCTGCTTATGACAGAAACGAAGAGCAGTTCCCGGAAATTGACCCTGAAAGCGTGGGACAATGCAATATATCTCTGCAACAGTAAGAATTCTTTTTCCTACAAGAAAAAGAGGGCAGACCAGATATTCAAGGATTGCTGCAAAAAAGCAGGTTTAACGGTCGGTGGTGCGGTTAATACCGGTAAAGTAATTTCTGAACTGGTAAAGACCGGATCGACATACTGGGATGTGATTCAGGAGGCACTTTCGGAAACCTACTCAGCAACTGGAAACAGGTTTTATGTATCCAGTGAAAAAGGGAAGCTATATCTACGGCAGAGAAAAGCCGTGGATACCATGCCGCAGTTGGAGGTTACGACAAATACAGAATCCTATGAGCAAACTCGTTCCATCTATGATACAAGGACAAGAATCACACTTGTGACATCTAAGAATAAAACCAAAAAATCTTGGACGAATACTGACCTTGAAAAACAGATTGGCAAATTTGCTGATGTGCAGACCGTAGATAATGATGCGACAGCAACAGAGTTGAGTCAGAAAATTGCTACTTTCAAGGAGGAGAAAAGCGTGATATCGCAGTCCCTTACTTGGACTGGAACAGGAGATATTTCTGTAATCTCTGGAGGTTGTGTCTATGTGATTATAGGAGCACTCGGAGTTAAACAGGTCATGTACGTGGACGAAGACACCCACACTTTCTCGGGCGGCAAACACCAAATGAAGCTTAAATTGAATTTTGTTCCTGACTATAAGACCAGTTCTTCTGGCGGTTCAAGCGGAACGTACTACAAGGTGAATGCAAAATCTGGCCTGAATCTTCGTACCGGACCGAATCAGACGATTATCGCTACCATGCCAAATGGCACCAAAGTAGAATCCGATGGAAAGGTGAATGGAAGCTGGATACATGTGAAATACAACGGAAAATGGGGATATGCTTACTCAGCATATTTGAAAAAAGCGTAAGGAGGCGATGAATTGAATGCGACATCAATTAAACAGTTGATTCAGCAGATGATCCAGCCAGAAGTGCCGAAGATAGTAACAGGGACTGTGGCTGAGATAGAACCGCTGAGAATCACTCTTGTAAATGACTTGGCTGTCAATTTGTCATCGGTTTCTCTGGCCATTCCTGGAAGACTGCAGCCACTTAAAGTTGGAGAGCAGCTGTATATGTTATCAACGAACAACGGTAAATATTACTATGTACTGGATAGGGTGTGAAAAATATGGATGATGAAGAACAGGTTGTGTCATTCCCATTTGAAGATGATGAGCTGGATGAAAGCAACCAGATATACCGCACCTACCGGATGGATTTTGATCGAAAACGGATTAGTGGAATGATTGACGGGCAGGAAGCCGTAGCGCAAGCTATATGGAAAATTCTGTCCACCACACGGTTCGCATATATGATCTATGATGACCAGTACGGATGCGACTTTTTTAATAAAATCAACAGTGGGCTGACAGATGATTTTATAGCATCTGATATGCCGGCTATGATTGAGGATGCGCTATCCTGCGATCCTCGTATAACTGGAGTTACAGATTTCAGTTATGAAATCATATCTCATGACAGCGTGCATGTGAAATTTGTAGCTGAGACTATCTATGGAGATTTACAGATGGAGGGGGTGATAGTGAATGGCTCGTAACATTGAAGATCTTGAACTCAGTGAAATAACAGAAGAAACACTCTTGGACGAATGTATTGAGATGGGTATGGAACTTAACGTAGATACGAATCAAGGCAGTATCTATCGTGATGCAAGCGACGGACACATTTTGAGGACTGCAAAATTTTTTAATGATCTCAACAATGTGGTCGATATCATATCGATTAACACCTGTACTGGAGATGTTCTGGACGAGCGATTAAAGGAGCGAGGAATGGAACGGAATCCTCCGGCAGATACAGCTGCGGTTTATTACGTTGAGTTTGTCGGGGCAGAACCTGAGGAGGGTGACCTGATGTCCTGCGATGACCATTTTGGCACTGTAGAAAAAATCGGCACAAGATGGGGATTCAGAACGGAGGAAACTGGTACGGACATGAACACTCTTGTGCCTGGTTTGCCGGTTATACCAGAACGTGATGTGGATAATCTGATCAGTGCCACATTGCAGGAGCTTGCAACTCCTGCGGTTGATATGGAGGATGATGATTCAGCGAGAGAACGCTTCATAAATAAGATGTCCGGACCGAGTGAAAATGGAAATAAATCGCAGATCCAGTCCTGGTGCGAGGGCATCGAAGGTGTTGGACGGGCA